GTTTCCTCACAGGTTTCTCCCAAGCAGTTGTGGAGAATCTACCAGAAAATCGCCAGCAACAGGCTGCTGTCAAAGCGGGTGAAACTGATTGGTCTACTTGGGCCTAATGTTTTAACATAAATCCTTGTTTCTTTCTTAATCTTTTAGGAGATTCTTATGTCTTTTATTCGTGCTCGCATAGACTTTGGAGGCAATGATGTACGTGCCCAAGGTCCCGGTGATGGCGTCCTTGATCAGATTGTCGTCACCAACATCACTACGGTAGGTAACCATACTATCACCGCTCCGCAACTTACCAGTGGTGTCATCAACCGCACTGGCCCCACAGGTAACTACGCTGATATATTCCCAACTGCTGACCAGTTGCTGCTAGCTAACCCGTCGTTCGGCGTTGGTGACAGTTTCCGCCTCACCAAGCGTAACTCTGTTGCCTTCACGGACACTCCAACTGCCGGAGAAGGTTGCGTACTTGGCGCTAACGTCAACATGGCAGTTTCGTCTGTGCGTCAGTACCTTATTACCGTTCTTGGTGACGGTGTTCGTCAAGCGTTCAACGCAGTTACTACCAACGCCTCGAACCTCGTAACTGGTCTTGATCCCATTGCAATTTCGGTGCTTCGGGTCGGTCAAGGTGTTACTGGTACTGGCATTCCTGCCAACGCCTTTGTTACCAGTATTAACTTGAATAATCGCACATTCACGTTGAACGCTAACGCCACTGCTACTGGTGCACCAGCACTGACCTCTTTCCCACGTTACAGTGTGGAAGGCTTGTTCAGCGCTACCATCTAATCACAACTTTTGCAACTTTCGCAACTCTAGGAGAATACCATGCCTGTTGGTGTATTTAATACTGCGGTAATTCCGCAAGATCTGGCTAAGAAATCTTACGCCGCAATGATCACACGACTGATGCCTAACGGCTCAGCTCCACTGTTCGGATTGACAGCACTCTTGAAAGAAGAGTCTGCTGCTCAGATCGAGCATGGCTACTACAGCAAGACCATGCTGTTTCCATCGTTGTTGCTTACTGCCGCTGTGCAGCTTGCTGACACGGTTCTCAACGTTGCATCTACTGCTAACATCCTCCCCGGTATGTTGGTTCGTGCTGATACAACCAACGAGAACATCCTGATCACCGGTGTTATCAGCCCTACACAAGTAGCAGTACAGCGTTCGATCGGATCGGTAACTCCGGCCGTCATCAACTCTGCAACTAGCTTGTGGATGGTTGGCAATGCTTACGAAGAAGCTTCGTTGCGTCCAGCATCTCTCATCATTATCCCCCAGCGTGTGACTAATTTCACACAGATCTTCCGTAACACTTGGGCTGTCTCTGAGACTACCCGTGCTACCATGATGATCGCTGGTGATACTGCTGTTGCTGAATCCAAACAAGACTGCGCAATGTTCCACGCTGTGGATATTGAGAAGTCTTTGATCTTCGGTCAAAAGTTCTTTGGTTCTCGCAACGGTCAGCCTTTCCACACCATGGATGGCTTGGTTTCTAACGTAACCCAAGCATTTCCCGGTAACGTCACTACTCTGGCAGCTACTACCAACTACACACAGTTGGAAGCAGCATTAGATCCAGTGTTCAACCAAGTGACTGATCCTAAGAGCATCGGCGAACGCCTAATGTTTGTGGGTGGTTTCGCTCGTCGCGTGTTGCATCAGATCTTCCGCGCTAACGGCACTTACTTCATCGAAGATGGTCAGACTAGTTGGGGTCTGCAATTTGATAGTTTCAAGATACCTCGCGGTCGCTTCACCATTGTTGAGCATCCACTGCTCAATGCTTATGGTCAATCTTCTACTTGGGCTCGCATGGCACTCGTGGTAGATCTGGCAACTTTCAACGTTGCATACTTGAACGGTCGCAAGACTAGCAACAAGCAATTCAACATGGAAGGTGGTGTTGCACAAGACAACGGTATTGACGCAGTTGGCGGTACTCTTACTTCTGAGCTGACATGCTTGGTTAAGAATCCTGCTGCTGATGCAGTGCTGTACAACTTCACCGCCGGTAACGCTGGCTAATCTCTCCAAGGTGTGGCGAGCAATCGCTACTTTATGGCAGGAGCTGGGCAACTAGCTCCTGTCTTTTTGGTGCCCTTATCAACTGGAAATCAAATCATGTCTACCAAACAACTCAACACCTACGTATCATTAACTGCTGGCAGCACTTTCATCATGCCTAATGGTGACGTTCTGCGATTCATGGGGCCTAAAGGCGGCCACGGCCACTACAGCACTAGCAACCCAGCTGAAATCGAGCAGCTTGATGAGCTGCACGCGTCTCCTACAGCTCAGATCTCTCGCGAATCTATCGCCACCGTTGATGAAGAAACTGCTGCTGTGGTCAATGTCAAGGAAGAGACCGCTGTGAAAGCCCTTGCTCCAGAAGTAGCTCAAGCTGCTGTGGATGCTGCTGAAGCTTCTGAGCGCGCCATCTCTCCTGCGGTTGCTGCGGCGCAAGCAAACTTGGCCAAGACAATCTCTGCTACTACCAAGTAATCCGAGAAGTATTAGGAGATTCGGATGACTATGCAAACTGACCTCTACGATGGCATCGTTGATGATGTAGTGACTCTCACTAATCGTCCTGACTTGGCCGCTGAAATCGCTATTGCTGTGAGAACAGCTACGCTCAGCGTACATTCAGATGCAGCCTATCCACGAGATCTGGTTGCTGCTGCCGTCCGAATTCCTAATCCCTCTTACCAGTTCTCCATTGACGCACAGTCGCAGTTTCCCAGGCTGCGCGGCCTAAGCACCGTGCGCCTACTGGACGATAACTTTACTCCTGTGGAATTTCCAGAAGTAGAGATTATCGAGCTTGGTGACATCCGTGACGCAATTTATCATGAGCTTAAGACTAACGTTTGCTACATAGCAGGTACTTCTGTCAATGTGAAAACATCTGTACCTGCTAGCGGTATCCTGCTTGAATACTTCCAGCTGCCTCTTATTAGGCGAGAACACTATAATTCCTGGATTGCACAATTAGCCCCAGATGCTATAGTCTACTCTGCAGCAAGTATTTTGTATTCGACTAATGGTAATGAAGAGAAAGCAGCGAGCTACTCTAAGTTCTACCAGACCCAGTTGAAACCACAGCTCATAGCTAACTTCTTAACATCAGCAATGCGATAGGATAAGTCATGGCAAACATAGCTATCTGGGGTACTCAGGGGAATCAAGCGTTCTCCATGCCGATGGTGAAACTCACACCAGCTCTACCTGATCTGCAAGCTTACGCACTAGCGTGGAATATCGCAGAAGGTGCACTGGACTACGTACCGGTAGCTTTTGACGCTGCTGGAAACGTAGATGCTGCTGGCTCCGTCAACGTAGCAGCTAGTCGTGTCTACCGCGTTGCTGGCACTCAGGTTCTTGGTGCTCGTCGCACTGGCTGGACCCCTGCTACTGGTACCAGTCAGCGTACCACATTCGACACTGCCACTGTAACTCTTGCACAGTTGGCAGCAGTAGTAAAAGCGTTGCTTGATGATGCAACCACTCACGGCTTGATCGGTTCTTAAACTACTATGAGTACCCCACCTATGTCAAGATTTGAACTGTCTGAACGCGAAGAACAAATTGCAGCCTTGGCAGCTAGGCTGGCAGTTAAGCAGATCACAGATGATTTCTACAAGGATGTAGGAAAGACTGTGGTAACTAAATTCTTTATAATTGTCGGAGGTCTCACAGTTGCTTTCCTAGCTGGGAAATATAACTTTGATCTTTCCAAGATTTTTACCTTAGGTAAATAACATGGCATACACACCAGTAGCTACAGAAGCAACAGAACCAACAGATGACAAGCCAGCATCTACTGCTGCTGCTGAGTTTCGTGCTATCAAGGCATATCTGAACGGTATTGTTGCTGCTGGACTTCCAGCAATTCCAGCAGGTGGTGGCACCTTGCAAACCGATGGTGTTTCCATCTTTTGGGGTGCGAAACCTGATTTCTTCTCATTCGTCTCATTCACCTGATTGGATCAATTATGTCCGCATCTCCTCAATTCGTAGCTGCTCCCATCAATGCTGCTGTTAACGTAGCTGTGGCAAACGCCGCGCGTGACGGCACTGGCACTATTGGCGTCCTGTACACGTGTGCAAATG